ATTTTTCTTGTGGTGAAAAAGCGATTGGTACATCAATAGTTTTGACAACGCCACCATCGCTATCATACTTTTTAATTACCATTCCATTAAACATGTCCAGAAGAGCGACTACTATATTCCTAATTGTTTTGGGATAATAAAATTGTTCCATATTTACCTACTTAAAGTTCGTTTTGAAATCGTTTTGTGTTTGTTCGCCTTTAACCCGTGAATATAAATCTTCTACATTCACTTCGTTGAACTGGTCTTTTTTATCTTCGAAACCACATCTGGAACAAGTGTATAATCCAGAACATACATCAACATTTAAACTTATTGATTTACACTTTGGGCATTGTTCTATATTTTCTGTATCATTCATAATTGGTACTTAAAAGTTTGCTTTCCAAAACTTACTTACACCGCTCTCTAATTTCTGAAATAATTTATCTTTCTTCACTGATCTGAAATTAGCTAATACCATATCCCCATGTTCTGTTAAATCTTTCTCATTAAAATTAAGTAAAACTAACAGAGCATCTTTCTGCTTGAGAATTTTTTTAGGATCTCCAATAATATCTTATTTTTCTTCTAACAATTTATCTATTTTGTTTGTCACATCTGACATAATTTCTCCTTAAAAGTGTTATACGAAACTATACAAGTATTTATAAACTATACTCTAAGATGGTTGGAATATCTTTGTTACGAGTATACGGTATTCGTAGCAATTTTATACCATTCTTCTTACAATAGCGATCTTTGATTTTGTCGTGGTCCTTTACTTTTTTGAACATTTTATTCTTGTCCATTTGGCTACCAAATGATTGTGGAATAAAATGTTGAATTCCATCATATTCAATACACAAATTATATTCTGGTAAATAAAAATCAAAAGGTAACATCTTAATATCTTTACACAATTCAAATCGTTTTTGCATAATATATTTGATATTTAAATCATTCAAATATTCCATGTATTTTACAAATGATTTTTATTTTTTCCGTCATCCTATTATATTCTACTAAAGAATAATCATATAAAGAACCATGCATTTTTTTACATCGTTTTAACAATTCTGTTTTTGTTACTTTAATAGCCATAATTACTGGATAAAGAACCCAGGAGGTCCCGCCTCACTCTTAATCGCCTCCAGCGCTTTTTCCTCTTCCTCTTTTCCACGGGAAATGATTGCATCACCATTAATGGTAGAACCTCCCGGAAGTTGAAATGAATGCTTAGACAATATTTCTCCCCATGCAACTTTTGTTTTAGATACTGCCAAATCTTTTAGCAACGGATTGTTATACAATTTAACAGAAGTTTCTCTTTTATAGACTATCAGTACACCAATATAATCAACATCAGGTGTCGGGGTCACTCTCATTATTTCTGATCCTGGTCTATAATCTACTCTATATTTTTTTCCGAATGTGTTTTCTATTTCTTCAAGTAATAACATTGCTGAATGATAATTTGACATAGTATTATTATACATACCTCCTGCCAATAATATATCAGATGCAAGAATACTTGTGGGTGAAAATAATACGTTAATACCACCAGTCGATTTAGACATTCTAAAATCTATCGTGTGTAATATATTTAATCCTGTCATATCATATTCATCAACATCAGCGGATAATGTCATGACTAAATAATCTTCATAATTACCTTCGTCACCAGCATATCGTTGAAAAATATCTATGGAATCCAAAATCGCAGTTTCTATTTGTGTGTCAGTTAATTCTACTTGAATAACTGGTTCACCTAATTTCATTCGGACATGCGATACAAAGGAGTCCAAATCTGTGATAGTTGCCATGGTTATTCTCCTTATTTTCTTTTAGTAAATGGGCGATCAATATCTAAAAGGGTTAATTCTTTACGTATACGTTTTTTTATTTTGACACCTTTAAGTGGTTGGGGACCACGATTGATTTCTTTTTGATTCTTATTTAACAGATACTTTTTTTTTGTATTCTTTTTCGGTTTCTTTGCTTTCGGTGTCTTCACTACCATAGCTAACATAGGTTTTGTATGAACAATTTCTTTCAAAGGTTTCATTTCTTTAACTTTTGATGTTTCAACATTTTCATTCAAATCTATTAATGTATTATAGTCTGTGTATGGAGAACATATAGTTTGTTTATAACCTTCAAAATCGTCAGGGTCTTTAGAGTCTGTTATTTTAGGTACAAATACATGAGTCACATTTGGTGTTTGTGTTACTTCTACTATTACCTCTTCAAAAATATCTTTGTATCTTGTCAAAAGACTTTTATCAACAACATCTATTTCTTGTCCCGATTGAAAATTAATGAATCGTATTCCACTAATCCTATCAATGATTGTTACTGCTTGATTTGTTTTATTTCTAATTCTCATGAAATCTCCCATTCAATTATTTTCAGTCACATCTACAAGTATTTATATTTTAAATTACCACTATCATAAATTCTGAATATTTTTCTATCCTGCATAATTTCATGTTCCGTTTTATCTTTATCATAACCATCCTTAATTAATTCAGATTTCCTATACTTAAATCTATTTATTCTAATATCATGTTGTATATAATAATAATTTGGTATTGTTTTACTGATTAATTTGAATCCCAATTGCTTGTATAAATTTCCAGTGGACCACGATCTATCAGCATAACTTGTTGTTTGTTTTGGCTTATACGTATTGAGAAAATGTTTAAATAATTTATTCGCACCACCAATAACAGTGAATCCGCATTTATTACAGAATCGTAATAATTCATGTCCTTTTTGATGAAATCTTGCTTTACCAAAAGTCATTAAAGAAACTAATTCATCTTGATAATACAAACCAAATTTAATTTTAGAATGAACATTACCTTGTGTATGGTTATTGTCAAGAAATTCCCTGCTATCTTTATTTGGGACTTCTTTTATAACACATTTTCTACCAAATATTCTTTTTGATTTGCCGAGTAAATTCAATATTCTTGATTTAATTATGTCTTGTTTATACATCCAATCATCTTCATAAATATGAATTAAATGTATTCCTTTTTTCTCACATAATTCTGTTTTCTTTAGGTGGTAATTTTTAGGTTTATGTAGTTCTGAATGCCAATAAAGACCATTAAATTCAAATGCAAGTTTAAGATCAGGTAGATAAATATCAAGTTCTAACTGCTCTAATATACTTAAATCATTTTGAATTATATCTCTACTATAATTATTCTTAATAAAAGAATAGACAGCCTTTTCTGGAAATGATATATTACCAGCTTTAATTGGATTACATATTAAACACAATTCTTGTTTTCTTTTATTCCGGATATTAATGTATTGTTTTTGTATTTTAAACTCATTGTTACAAATATTACATTTTAATATAATATCCGTTGTATTTTTGAATTCAATTAATTTTATACTTTTTGGTAATAATAATACAAGTTTATTTATCTCTTGTTTTAATTTTATACTAACAACTTTATTCATAATATCTTTATTTTGATATGGATATTTACAACCATATTTTTTTATACAAGTATTTATGGCTTTGTCTCTCACAGTTTTATTTTTCATAGGATTATTACATCCATATTTTTTAATATATGTGTCAGTTCTTTTTTTTGTCCAGGGTCCTATATGAGTATTATGATATATTGCTACACATTTCGATGAACAAAATGTATTATACCCTTTATTAAATGACATAAATTTGGTCGGTTTTTGACATGTTTTACATAGTCCTGAATTTTTTTTAAAATAATCATCATAATATTCTTTTATTGTATTTATACCGTGTATTTTTTTCAAATGATTTTTCAAAAAATTTCCGATATTATCCGTAAAATTTTTATCCTTACATATTTTACATTCCATAAACTATTATCTCCTTCAATTGGCGTTATGTAAGTATTTATAATTATGCGAATAAAAATGGGAGTTTTAATAACTCCCATTTTCAATTAAAACAATATTAAATTCTACGCACCAAGAACAAGGTCCAAGTTTGTAAAATTGATCTGACGGTAGTAACGACCAGCACCCAAAAGAGAATCAGTAAGAGCGTATCTTGTCATTACACCAATGCGAGGTGAGAAATCTTCCTCTGCCACGGCTCTCTGGACAAGTCCAGTTAGATATGGTGAGTAAATAACACCTGCATCAGAAACACCAGGACCCTTAAAACCAATGACTGCATAATCAGTTGATGCATAAGTGTCACGATACACTGCGATGGAACCATTAATTGTTCCAACATTTACCATTGTACCAGTGGCATTAATATTAGACGTATTAGCAGTAAACTGAGGTCCAGCACTTTGAAGTGCAGTAGCAACGCGAGGAGATACGATAACAAAGTTACCAGCACCACGTCTTGTTGCAGTAGCGATATCATTGACTTTCTTAACGATGATAGTCAAAACATTGCTATACTTTTCTTGAGACCAACGACCATCACTTGCGGAAACATCATAAGAAGTTACCGTTTCTCCACCTTTCGTGGTATCTACAGCAAGTGCTTTAAGTTTCGCAACAAGTTCACGATCAATTTCTGCAAGCAATTCATACTGAATCATATTAACGAATTCACGTTCAATATCGATGTTATGGGTTGCTTTAATATCCTGAGCGGCTTCAAGTGAGAAAGATGCGGCCATCTTACGAGTTTTCGCTTCAATAGCAGTTCTCTCAAGTTTCAGTTTCATTTCAGGCATATTGCCAGTACCAGGATTTAACTGCCATGCTTCTGCCGTAGCAGCCGTCATACCAGTACCAACATCGGCAGCACCAGATACTTGAGGTGTAGAACCAGTGAAACCAGTATAACGATTAACAGAATCAAAACCGGCTTCCACACCACTGTCTGCACCGTCTGCTTGAGCATAAGTGAAACGAAGTGCGTATGCAAGACCAACAGGTCCGTTCATTGCCTGTACGCCAACAACTTTGTGTGCGAACAAATCAGGGAATGTTCTACGGACAAGTGCAAGCGCAATAGGCTTAAACTGACCAGAGTCTTCATCTGGCGGAGTGACATTCGAAAATGTCGTAGACTCTGAAAGAATATCTTTCTTCGTGTTCATTGTCTTTTGGTTTTCAAGCAACTGAGCCATGCTTTCTTTTACATCGGTATCTTCGATGTTAGAAATGGACATTTTGCCCTCAACACCTTCCCATTTTTGTACTAATTCATGTCTTGTCATTTAATGTATCCTCCTAAGTAATAACTTTCTATTTCTTGTTATGTAAATATTTATATTTTTAATCTTGGATTATAGAAGTCTTGATGCAGATTCTAAAATTTTATCCTTATCATCTTCATCCGTATTTTCTACAATAACTTCATCCGGCATTACAGTGTCTTCAACTACGTCTGTATTTTCTTTCACATCGTTGTTTACAGAATCAGTTTCTTCCTCAGAAGTATTAACCAGTTCTACAAAACTATCAATTTTGGAATTTACTTCATCGTAGTCTTTGTCTTCGAAAAATGTAACAACACGTTCCTTTTGTGCTACTGATAAACCCTCAGTCTTTTCAGCGATCAATGCAGTCACTTTAAGAGTTTCGTTTTCACTTTTGATTTCCATCTTATCAGCAATCGCAGTAGAAAGTTTGTCTTCGTAACTTTCAATTTCTGTCTTTGCTTCACGAAGTAATTTATGACCCTCAGTATCAAGATCGATGTATTGTTCTTCGAACAATTTCTTCATGCCACTGATAATAGGTTTGAAAGTTTCATTAAGTGCTACTTTCTCAAAAACATCATCGCTGATATTTTCTGTGATTTCACTGTCAAGGAATTTGTCAAGTTGGGCAACAAGATTTTTCTCAAGTTGTTCCATCTTTTCATCATAACCCTCAACGAGAATTACCTTTGCGGATTCAATTCCTTCCGCGATCTTGGACTGAGTGTATTCCTCAGCGGCAAGGTCTAACTTCACTTTTTCTTCCTCTACGCCAACTGCAACCTGTTCTGCAACAGTCGTATCGACAGAAGTCTTAAGTTCTGCGAAGTCATTTTCATCCAAAATACTTTTGAATTTTTCCATTATTTTCATGTGTGGTCTCCTCCTGAATTCTAAATTAACCTGTTATGTAATTATTTATAATCTGATTCTCCAAAAAAGAATCTATTTTAGATTCCTTTACCAATATCATACAGAAATGATTGGACATATTTCAACACTTCATTAGATGAAGGTCGACCTTTGTCCATTTTTTTCTTGAGTTGGTCAATTGATACTTCAACGATGTTATCGCCGTCCATAATGAATTCTTTGTTTTCAAGTATGCCATCGACAAAAGAATTTGGCGCACTGGGGTCGGCAACTAAATCTACTGTAATGAGTTTGTAGTCCTCATTCACATTATTGCCCTTACCGATAGTGCCAACTCCTCTTGTAGATACCCCTAAAACAACCCCACCTTTTATAAGTGAGGATGCAATTCTTCCCATTGGTGTATCAAGAATTTTTGCTTCACCAATACCATCATTGCCTTCCATAACAAGAGATTCAATATTATGTGAAACTCTACTGAGATTGACCACTGGTGAAGGTGGATGATCTAACTCACCCATTGCTCTACTCTTTGAGATTTTCTCCTTGTTAAATAAGTCAACTTCCCGAGTGTACAATCCTTTCGAATATGTTCTCCCGTTTTTATTTTTGACTTCAGATTGTAAAAATGGTCCTTTGAATTTAACACCCTTTCCATCTTTACCTTCAGTGATAATCTGAAGACTACCCATATCCACAAATTCCTTTAATAATTTAAGTGTCTTCATTTATACCTCCTAAAACTTTTCCAGCCCTTATAACTTTTATTAGTATTAACATAACTGTACATTGTAGAATAGGTCAGAACATCGTTCCAATATTTCTAAACAAAAATATTCTTTACCGTATTTTTTTCATTGCGCGTTTTAATAATTTACCAGATCCCAAATAGTCATCATTGTCTTTATTATGCTTTCCAACATAAATCTTGCCGTTTATTGTATTTGTTGTCTTATAAATTATCGGTAGCATTTACGTCTACTCCTCCGTATCGGTCTCGTTTTCTTTTTCAGGTTCTTGATCATCACCAAAGATTTTTGCTTTGTTAAGACGATCAATCACTTCTTTCTTTTTCTCGACTACCTTATCGACAATTTTTGCCGCGACAACACTATCAATATCATCCTTCAATGTTGCATAATCCTTATCGAGTAACCGTTTGATCAAATATTCATTTCGCATAAAATTAACCTCCAAATGTTAAGTCTTCATCTTCAGTAATATTTATATTTTTAATAAATGTATTTTAAATTACCACTATCATAAATTCTGAATATTTTTCTATCCTGCATAATTTCATGTTCCGTTTTATCTTTATCATAACCATTTTTGATCAATTCGGACTTCCTATACTTAAATCTATTCTCTCGATTACCATCGATAATATAATAGTAATTTGGGACTGTTTTATCTATGAATTTAAATCCAATTTTTTCATAGAGATTTCCTTTTGACCAAGATCGATCTGCATAACTTATTATTTTTTCTGGAAAATAATGCAACAAAAAATATTTAAATAATCTGGATGCACCACCGATTACTGCATATCCACATTTATTACAAAACCGTAATAATTCATGACCTCTTTGGTGGAATCTTGCCTTACTAAAATTCATTATAGATACTAATTCTTCATTATGATACAAACCTATATTAATTTTAGAATTAATACTACCTTGAATATGATTATTGATTAAGAAATCTTTTGATTCTACATTATTAATTTCTTTAATATAACATTTTCTCGCATATATCTTTTCTGATTTACCTAATAAATTAAGTATTCTCGATTTAATTATGTCTTGTTTATATATCCAATCATCTTCATAAATATGAATTAATTGAATATTTTTATTCTCACACATTTCTGTTTTATCAAGATGATATCTTTTTGGGTTTTGTAATTCCGAATGCCAATACAATCCATTAAATTCAAATGCAAGGTTTAATTCTGGCAAATAAATATCAAGTTCTAATGGTGATATTACTCGTTTTGAATTTCTTATAATATTTCCAGTATAATTTTTTTTAATAAACTGATATAAATTTTTTTCTTGTATTGAAATAGGTTTATTAATTTTATTACACACAGTACACACAATTTCATTATTTCTAATTCGTTTTAAAAATAATTGTCTTTGTATTATGAATTTCCGGTCACATTTTATACATCGAAAATGTATAACATTAGTTGAACCATATTTATTATCGATATTATATTTTATAAATTCCAAATTTTTATTCATTATTTCTAACTTAATATCATCAATTTTTTTATTTCTCCTGGTGTTTACACATTTACGTTTTACATAATCACATTTTGAGCTATGAGAAACTCCATATTTTTTCAAATAAGTTTTTTTAGATTTATCTTTTAATGTTTGATGATAAACCATATTTAACTCCATATTTTTTCAAATTTGTTTTTACTATTTTATCATTGATTAATTTAGATTGCCTGGCATTTTTCGTTCCATATTTATTCAAACATGTTTTTATAGATTTTTTTTGTATCACTTTAGATTGAAAAACATTTTCTACTCCATATTTTTTTAAATTTGTGTTTTTCTTTTTATCCTTAATTGTTTGCAATTGTGATACGTTCTTTACTCCATATTTTTCCAGACAGGTTTTCTCAATAGTTTTAATTCGTTTTTTCCTAAGTTTATCATCTTTTTTAATACACAAACCAGAACAATATTTTTTATATCCCTTTGTCAACGATATAAAATCAGTTTTTTTATTACACATTCTACAATAGGCATCACATTTATTTTCAAGGAGGTATTTATCATAATATGTTTCTCTGTCCATACGATGAATTAAGGTAAGATGATTTTTAACGAAATTTTTACTAATACAATTAGTAATCTGGTCACAAATTTTACAATAAATATAATTCTTCATAAATACTCCTAAGTATATGTTCTATCAAAAGTATTTAGTATTAAACATCCCAACGATAAAATTATCTAACGACTTTCTTTAGGATATTAACTTATTAATTTTATTAATCCCATTACGTATAGATCGGACATTATTACGAGAAGTACGAAGTTTTTTAGTCATATTATTTTTTGACTCAATTAATTGTAATTTATATTTTTTAGATTCTCCTGGTAAGTCTTCAAGATCATCTTCATCATCTGGTTCTTCCTTATCAGATTTCTCTTTTGTTTCGGGTTCTTCCTCTGGAGATTCATCATCAGGTTTTTCTGGTTCTTCCTCATCCTCTTCATCGCCGCCGGCCGCGTCTGGAAATTCTTCCGCGAACTTCGACATTTCATCTTTTCTCATCCGCGCATTTTCTTCATATTCTTCATCGGTCATTCCCATGAATCGTTTCATAGCAAATTCACGCGAAAATACACCATCAGATGCATTATCTGGTGTTGCTACATATGACGATACACTACTCCAAATATTGAGTTTTGCTTCGACAAGTTCACGTTCTTTATACTCTTTGAATAGATTTGATTTCGTGAACATGATTTCATACAAATCGGAATTCAAATATTTTTTGTCAAACTTCTTTAACTTTAATTGAGTTAAAAGTAAATCGATAAATACATATTTGAAACGTCTTTGTAGTCTCTCAATAAATCTTGAAAACTTAACTTCTTCCCTTGTAACTTCACCGATCTTACCGGCACTGAATGTTACAGAATCACTTTCCCATCTTGAGCGAGGAAGTTTCAATACTTTGTAAAGTTTTTGTAAGAAATATTTTACGTCATCGATTTCACCAAGATTCAGATTACTTGATAATGTCTCAACACTTGATCCGCCTCGTTCACTCTTTGCGAACCAAAAATCTTCTGTCAATGCTTGTATGTTCTGTGAGGAACTAATAGCACCTGTATCACTATTGTAGTTGATACGTTTTTTATATTTTCTGATGATACCCTGGATATATTCTTCTGCTTTACCTCTGGTCATTCTATTAGTATCAATATTAAATACTCGTCTTTCAGGTGCGCGAACTAAACGATAAATAATTAATGAGTCTTCCAGATTTTTTAATTGATTATATACTCGTCTTGCTGAATCCAAATAACCACGTACATCCAACAGTGACGAACCATATAGTCCATAATTTACATAGATAACCTGATTTGATGCGAAAAGAATTATTTTTGTACTTGTTCCTGAATTCGTTTTTGAATCTAAAGATTGTTGAAATCCTATGATTAAATTATTCTTATAGATTGGGCACATACTGTATGCTGGAAGAACCTTGACTGAAATAATAGATGTTCCTTTTTTATTCAGTACGACTTCTAAATATAACTCTGATTCAATGAGCCACTTTCTAAAGAAGTCCCATCCGCGTTCATCAAAGGTCAAAACATTATCAACAAGATTATTGAACTCATCCCGTATTCGTTTCTCAACATTTTTAGGAAATTTTTCTTTGAAATTCAACATAACGATTTCACCGCGTTCATTTTCAACAATAGCATCATCGGTAATATTATCAATAGCATCTATAATTTCCGGAGACGTTGCCATCTCCTTATATTTTCGGATTTTAGAAATCTTATTTTCTTGTGTATGATTGAAGGAAATTCCAGTAACATCAACGTCACTACCACCAGTATCTTCTTGCTCTGATGTTCCAACACTATTTTTCTGTACTTCAATATCAGTAAAATCATTTGGGATTTTATTCTTTGTAAACACATTGAAAAATGGATTTATCTTGTTTAAAACTCTTGCTAATGTATCAAATGTTTGCATATTAAATCCTCTTTGTTTACAGGTTATAAGTATTTAGTATTCTTAGAACCGTGGGATAAACTCCTTATACTTCTGTTCTACAGTAGCGAGTATTGTTCCATAATATGTATCACTATATAGATTGAACACCTCTTGCCATTTTGTACTTGGAATCAGTCGAATATCCCTAACTCTTTCCATTTTATATTGTCTGACGGCAAACATGGATTTTTTCATCAAAAATTTCAATGCATTATAAGGTACAAATTGTAACCTACCATGTTTCACTCCATAAATTTTTTGCAATCTATTTAACCAGATCATTCTTGATTTCACTGGCATATGATGAAAATTAATTCCAGTAAATGTTTTTGTCTTCTTATTGACATCAAAAATAAATGTCGCAGGAAAAAAATCATAGAATTTAACAATGCTACGATCTTTTTGACTAAATTTTGGATCACGTTTAAATAGATATTTATATGTGTATAAATTTCCATCCAGTAATTTGTTAATTCGTTTATAATTATCCACCAAATAAAGTATGTAGTCATTTATATTTATGTATTCTGGCTTTGCCATTATTTACTCTATCTATTTTACTGTCACTGCCATGATATCAAGTACAGAAATAAATTCCTTAATGACATCATCAAATAATATTGTGCCAGTTCTTTTATTGATTACCCAAATTCTCTTACCCTCTACATAGATTGAAGCATTATTGATCGTGAATGTATTATTCTTTGGATTGAATGTCTTGGGTACCTTTCTGAATACAGGATACGCCATGAATAAATCCTCGACCTGTTCGATAGTTTTGTCTGTGACAGGATTTGGAATTGGTTTCATTTTAGCCTCAGACAATAGTGTATTGATTCGATACCGTACATGTGACTCACGGACCAAATTGTATTCGACTCTTTCTGCTAATGGATTTTTCTTACGTTCTTCCTGCGCGAACATATGCATGAGACCTTCCAGTTGAGTAATAGCAACTTTCAGTCTTTCAAGTTGTTCAGGTTCTATTTCTATGCCCGATTTTTCAGCAATAACGACAATGGCAGCGATTGATACAACAGGTAGGATCGACAATTTATGCCATGCGGTAATCAAGAAATTAAAGGTCGCTGGTTTGAGTTTGAATTTGCTCAATATTTTTGTCTTCTTCTTCTTGAAAAGATTGAGCAATGCACCTTCAGCCATTTTCTTTTTCTTCTTTCTCTTTAACAAGAAATCTTTGTTTGCATGTTGCGCAATATCACCTACTGAAGTAGAAAAAGTTTCCGATTCTTTTTTAGTTTTTTTAACCATGAGTAATCCTTACTTCGCACCTGCGGCAGCCAAAAATTTGTCTGCATCAAATCGTGGATTAAGACCACTGAAAAATTCTGTAATTCTCTTTATGATTTCTACTTTATCCTTTGAATCCTTTAAAATGTTAGCAACAGCTACAAACTCTTTTCTTCCTATTGCTTCTATTATCAATTCTTTTTGTTCTGTATCCTGTTCGGATACGAATTGTTTGAAACTTGACATTTTAATCTCCTTTAATACAATGTATTTTCGTCT